GCAATTAAAAAAAATCCTAGAATATCTACAGCTATTGCTGCAGGTGCTACAGGCGCAGTTGCTGGATCTGCTTACAGTAAAAGGAAAAATAAAAATGGCTAAAAGTTTAGTAACACTAGCAGAAGAGATATCTTCACTATCACCTAATGAGTTAGAAACTCTTGGTAAGATAGTAATGGCAAAACAACAAATGGTTCAGCCAAGACCACAAGGACAAGTATCAAATGTACCTGGACCTATGGGAGCTGCACCTACGCCACCACAAATGAATCAAGCACCTCAAAGACGTATGGCTCCGCCAACAACTAGAGATGCAATGATGCCTGGTCTATTAAATAGATAATGGTTCGTATAAGTAGGTTTGCTTCAAAGTATTTAACTACTGCAAAAAAGAAACCTAAGAAATTAAAAGATACACTAAACGAAGATCAGTTAGCTGCGTTTATTGCTGGTAAACCAAATAAGAAGTTTGCTAAAGGATTTAAAAAACAAACTGGTACATCTAAAAAAGAAGTTTATGAATTTGATAAAGTTCAAAAACCTGAACCTGTAAGAAGTAAACCAACTGGTTATATGCAAGCTGATTTAGGTAAAATGAAACAACGTAAAGCTGTTAATAGATCTGAAAGATTACAAATGGCTAGATATAAAAATGCCAAAAGGAGGGCAAAATGATAGTAAAAGCTGCAAGCAAATTATTTAAAAAGAAAAAGAAAAAGAAGTCTAAAAAGAAAGCACCTAAAAAGAAAACTGTATTAGGTGGAGCGCAAACATTAGCAGGTAAAGCATTAATTAATCCTGTTACATTAGGTGGAGGTGCTGCATTTGGTATTGGTAGAGCTAGTGGTAGATCTTCTGAAAAAGCTAAAACAAATAAACTTAATGAAGCATTAAGACGTAGAGGCGTAAGAGTATAATGGCACATGGCGGTAAAAGACCAGGAGCAGGTAGACCTAAAGGCGTAAAAGATGGCAGCAAAGGTGCTAATCTTGAAGCTAAAATTAGGGGTGCTAGTAGAACACCGTTGGATTATATGTTGAATGTTTTAAACAATCCTGGTACTTCTCCTGAACGAAAGATGTGGGCTGCAGAAAAAGCTGCACCTTTCGTACATGCTAGATTAGCAAGTAAGGAACACAAAATAACTGGTGATAGCAAAAAACCAATTAGTATAAATTTATGCCACGCTCCAGAAAAGGAATAGATAAAAAAGAAATAACAATACCATTTAAACCTAGAAAGTATCAATGGGAAGTATTTCAAAAACTAAAAAGATTTAATGTTATCGTTTGTCATCGGAGGTTTGGAAAGACCTGCCTGGCAATCTGGAAACTAGTTGCTACTGCAGTAGAAAAAGATAATGCAAGATTAGCTTATATAGCACCTACATACCGACAAGGTAAGGCTGTTGCTTTTGATTATCTTAAAGAATACACAGAACCACTTATGCAGCTTGGTGGTAGTAGAAACGAAACAGAATTAAAAATAGATTTATATAACGGATCAAGAATACAGATATTTGGTGCTGACAATCCAGATGCACTTCGTGGATTAGGATTTGATGGTGTAGTCATGGATGAGTTTGCTCTCATGTCTCCTCGTACCTGGACTGAAATTATTAGACCTGCTGTATCTGACAAACTTGGATTTGTTATCTTCATTGGAACACCTATGGGGCATAATCAGTTCTGGGAAGTATTTGATTTTGCAAAACGTACTGATAGTAAAGATTGGTACGGATGTATGTATAGATCATCTGATACTAATGTTATACCTGATTGGGAGTTGGAAGATGCTAAACGCACTATGCCAGACTCACAATTTGAACAAGAGTATGAATGCTCATTCAATGCTGCTGTCCAGGGCAGTTATTATGGAGCATTAATGGAACAAGCAGAAAAACAAAAACGTATAGGTGATATACCATACGATCCTACAGTTGATGTAGAAACATGGTGGGATTTAGGTATAGGAGACTCTACTGCAATTTGGTTTGCACAAAGAGTTAATAATGAAGTTAGATTAATTGATTACTATGAAACTAATGGTGAATCATTAGCGTATTATGTAAGTAAGCTAAATGAAAAACCATATAACTATGGCGCTCATATAGCACCACACGATATTGTAACTAGGGAACTAGGAACAGGTAAATCTAGATTAGAAGTAGCTGCAGAGTTAGGATTAAACTTTGAAGTAGCTCCTAAACTAGAAGTAGAACACGGAATAGAATCCGTAAGAAACACATTACCTAATTGTTGGTTTGATAGAATAAGATGCAAACAAGGTATCGAAGCTCTCAAACAATACAAAAAGGTATTTGATGATAAGAACCAAGTCTTTAAAAATAAACCTCATCATAACTGGGCATCACACGGATCAGATGCATTTAGATATGGATGTGTAGGCGAAGCGCCTGAAAGAACAGATTGGGCTAAAGATATTAACGTAGATACAAGGTATATAATTTAATGGCAAAATCTCCTGCATGGCAACGTAAAGAAGGTAAAAATCCTTCTGGTGGTTTAAATAAAAAAGGTGTAGCATCTTACAGAAGAGCTAATCCAGGAAGTAAACTTAAGACTGCTGTAACTACAAAACCAAGTAAATTAAAAAAAGGATCTAAAGCTGCTAAACGAAGAAAATCATTTTGTGCAAGAATGAAGGGTATGAAGAAAAGATTAACTTCTGCTAAAACTGCAAGAGATCCTAATTCAAGAATAAATAAATCATTAAGAAAATGGAACTGCTAAATGGATGAACATAAGTTAAAAGCGTTAATTGCTTCTGAGATACAAACCTCAATGGGTTATCTTGGTGGTGAGTTAACAGAACAAAGAACTAAGTCTTTAGAATACTATTTTGGTGAACCATTTGGTAATGAACAAGATGGTAGATCACAAGTAATTAGTACAGATGTTGCTGATACTATTGAATCTATATTACCTACAATAATGAGAACATTTACTGCATCACCCAAAGCAGTACAATGTGTTGGTAATAAGCCAGGTGATGAAGCTGCTGCAAAACAAGCAACTGATTATTTAAACCATGTGTTTTATAAAGATAATCCAGGCTTTACATTAATGTATACATTCTTCAAAGATGCTCTATTGCAAAAGAATGGTATTATGAAAATCTTTTGGGATGATTCATTAGATGTAGAAAGATCTACATATGAAGGATTAACTGATGATGAGTTTGCTATGTTAGTAGCTGATCCTGAAGTAAAAGTATTAGAACATACTGAGTACGATATTGATGATGAAGAAGCTTTAAAAGAAGCTGCAGATTTTATTGAAGCACAAGGTATGCCAGCTGGTGTACAGTCAAGTGGCAAAATGCATGATGTTGTTGTCAATAGAATGAATAAAAAAGGACAAGTACGAATAGAGAACGTACCACCTGAAGAGTTTCTAATAGCTCGTAATGCTAAGACAATAGAAGAAGCTCATTTTACAGCACATAGAAAATATATTACACGATCAGAACTTGTTGAAATGGGTTTTGATGTAGAGGAGGTAAAAGGTTTACCTACTGATAATGATCAAAGATATAGTGAAGAAAGAACAACTAGATATGAAGATCTAGATTATAATTCATTGAACCGTCATTCAACGTCTGATACTGCAAACGAACAAATACTTATTTACGAATGCTATATAAAATTAGACGAAGATGAAGATGGAATTGCGGAATTGCGTAAGGTAACTGTAGCAGGTGATAGCTCATATAAGATTTTAGACAATGTGCCTTTTGACAGACAACCCTTCGTAAGTGTTACACCTATTCTAGTACCACACCGCTTTTATGGGCGTTCTGTATCAGAGCTTGTAGAGGATGTTCAATTAGTTAAGTCAACTATTATGCGACAGTTATTAGATAACATGTATCTTACTAATAACAATCGTGTAGCAGTAATGGATGGACAAGTAAACATTGATGACTTGCTAACTAATAGACCTGGTGGAATTGTTAGAACTAAACAACCACCACAATCAGTAATACAACCATTACAATCACAACCTCTTAATCAACAAGCTATGCCATTATTGGAATACTTAGATGTAGTGCGAGAGCAAAGAACAGGTATTACTAGATACTCACAAGGTATGGATGCAGACTCATTAAACAAAACTGCATCAGGTAT